TGGTTTTTCAGCCTTTTCGCTTTTCGCAGTACCCTTTGTCAAGCGCTCCGCAATGTCACGCTTGTAAATATTCTTTATAGCATCTCTGTGCATACGATAAGGGACGTAATGAAGTACGTTTTCTCCTTCTATATTTACTTGGTATTCTAAATATAATTCCCCATCATTTCTTTTCAAAATCGCAATGGGAGTACCTACCTCTGTATCTCCGTTTTCCAACTTAATCGGCACAGCGGGTAAATCTTTCAATTGAATAGCGTTACTATTTCCATCTTGCATCATTTCTTCACTATCAGAATAAGTCTCCTCGTATGACGGGCCTTTACTTCCATCCCCCGAACCACCACCGCTAGACGATCTGCCTTGATTTTGCTGACGAGGTAATTTACCCTCAATTAAAACGTATTGTTCCTCCAAGAACTTATTTACATCATCGGGATTATTAAAATCCAACCTTGCTTCTTCCATCATTCGAGCAGCTATATTCTGACCCTCTTGGGATATAAGTTGATCCCGCAAAATAGCCATTACTTTTTCCTTGTTTAACTCAGAAACAAGACCTTTCTTTTCCCTTCCAATATTAGGTAAAATAGTCTTTACAAAGTCATAAGCACCCACTGGCTTCATCGGGGCATAAGGGTTTTGCTCTACATATCTGCTTTTTGCCATCGCTAGCGTTTCACCCTCGTTAGGCTTAACATCTTGATACCCCTTCATCCATGCGTTCAATCTCTTTTGGTCTACATCTTCATTACCCGCGCCCTTCATCGCTAGATTATAGTAATTCACCGCGCCTTTGCCGCGAATAGCGTTCATCTGAGCCTTGCGCTTCAACTTCAAAAACTCACGGCCTTCATCCGTAGTCATATCCATTGGGTCTTTACCTCTCTTATAGGCCTCTACCGCGTAATCCTCCGCAGCCTTAACAAGTTCTTCTCCCTCCAAGTCCAAAGGCTCTTGGCCTAGTGGATCATATTGAAGCTCCTCTATATCCCTTCTTAAATCCTCCTTGGCTTGTTGTTGAGCCTTACGCCTAGTCATAGCATCTTTAGCTATGTTCTGAAGCATATTATCCATAAAGGAAGTATCTTGCGTAGAGTCAACTATCGCTGCCGCGCCCGTGTTATCACGGCCTTGAAAAACTACTGCTGCACTTGGTGTTGCCATTTAGTTTTAATTATATTGTATTGCTTTTAATGTGGATAAGGAGTGGTAATTGGCTCAGATACGGGTGTTTTTTATTTATTAGTATTTTAACCAAACCAACCTTTCTCTCCTCCAGCTTTCGTGGCCATCATATCGCCCGAAGCCCCCGATATACCCTTCACACCGCCAAACACATTTTGTATAGCCGCGTTTTTCATCGCACTTATCGCTGCCGCATCACGATCAAACTTATCTTTCACGTCATTGTTCCACTTCTTCTCCTCATAACCCGCCATTATTGCCAAAGCACTCGCCAAATCTTGCTGACGCGCCTCATAATCTTGTGCTGCTTGCATACTCAATTGGTTCTGACTGCCTTGCATACTTGCATTAGCCTTAACTAAAGCGCCCAAAGCATCACTACTTGAACTTGCCGACTGCATTATATCCTCAGAAGTATTCGCGTAGTTCTGATCTAGCATTTGTTGTGCTTGGGCTTGACCACTCATCATTCTACTACCCGCGTTGGCTTGCGTTAATGCCAATGATTCTTCGGCACTTTTGGGAATATCGTAGATAGGGTCTTCCAAACCCTCCTCCATTTTATTCGCTTTTATACCTTGCCAAGTGCCTAGCCCCGCTTGCACCAAAGCAGGTACACCTTTACTTACTCCCTTTGCGAGCATCATCATTGTCATTGGGTCCATATTCTGTGAATTTTACACAAAATTAGTTAAAATAACGCAATAAAAGTAATGAATCTATAAAATTAGAAATATATGACAAACATACTCTCAACCCACCACAAAACAAAAGCCAATTTTAGCCAAAAAAACCCCATACCAAAAGGCATGAGGTCACACACAAACACATGAATACTCACCCTAAAGAGAAGTGAGTTGCCCTCCGCAACGCATCGGTGGCCTCCGACAGCATTGGACTATACAATAGCGTGTTTGCGTTGTAACTCTCCGATTCATATTCAGCAGAGTTAAATGCCACCATAGACTTATCGCCCTTGTAAATATTGTATTCCCGCATTAACCACATCTTTATCATCCGTACATAAGCGGGTTCAATGATAGTTCCCTCATTCAAATTACTTATCCCAATATACTCAATAACCAACTTGCCATCGGGTATCTCATTGCTAAAAATGATTTGACGCCCGTTCTGACGATAGTAATTCACATTTCTACCACCCGTAGCACTCGAATAACTCGGTGCACTAAAACTACCCATAAAGTTCGGAAAAAAATTCTCCACTTGCTGAGAGTTAGGATAGCCGTCGCACATAAATTCTACATTGTTCGGCAACGCAAGTGTATTGTCAACCGTCAACGAATACACCCTATTGCCCTTCAAGTACCCGATTTTAGTCACCGAAACAGCCTCGGCAGGTAAAGTGTAAACCTTATTAGACGGGCTTAATTTTACGTAGTCTACGTTCAAAAATAGACACCCGTTTTGTGGGAAGCGAAACTTGATAAACTCAATGGCTTGTTGCTTCATCCACGAATAATCCTTGCCGCCCGTTGGACGACCCATCGTGAACAAAGTCGAAATGATGATATTACCAAGTGTAGTTACTTCCATTATCTAGGGTCAATTAAGTCGTTATTTGTTTTGTCATTCATGTACTTCTCATTGGCACGTATAGCCTTGCATAAAACGTCAAAAATATCCGATTCTCCATTCAAGTCAACCGCCTCGTTGTCGTCCATTTCACTAAACTTTGAAACGTAAGTCGCCACAAGCGATCCTACTGGTTTAAAATGAACGTAAAGCAACTTACCACTACTAAGCACGACTACGCGCTTATTAGACGGATTCAGACGCGATAAGGCCTTATTCGTGCCTATATCCCGAACCTCTACTACCCCCAAGTCGTCACTCACCTCCACAAAACTCATAGTCCCCATGATCGGAGTTTTTGACAACGACACATTAGTCGCGCCATCACTAAGGGCAAGTGTTTCCGACATCGCCATATCATTAATGGCATCGGGATTATTCATCAAAAATGAAGGCAGTACAATATCAATCATACGTGCAATCATAGGAAGCGGGTAACTCTTACGTTCATCCGCCTTGGCAGGGCCACCCACCAATCTATCTTGTACTAATTCCTTAAATTGTCGTGCCGTTATCATACTACCGCTTGTAAATTAAATTGTTCTCTATTTCCAACCGCAAAATACTTGATAAGTTGAGAAACTAATTCGGGGTAATCCGAAGTTGGAAACTCAAATTCAACACTCTCACTTGGCGTGCCCGTGGGTAAAACACTACTATTCACGTGAACAGCCCCAACGGGCAAATAAACGGGTTCATTATCTATAATATCATAATCAAAATAAGGAACGGCAGAGTTTCGTATGTAAGTAAACTGAAAGCTAGATAAGGCAGGGGAAACTCTTATTTTACCATCCTCAAAACACCATATTGGTTCTTCTTTGGTCGGATGATACATTTCTACATCGTGTCTATGATCCCATTCGTGTTGGCTTACAAACGTAACGGAGCGATATTGCTTTTCACCCGCGCAGTTGTTGTTGTAAAACTGATTATAAGAGCTTCTAACCTCATATCGGAGATCACTTGGTATATTACCATAGCCATAAGCGTCTAAAGACAAAGGGAGGCTATTTGCCCCACCTATTGTCTTGATTAAATTTCTAAGCGAATTACTCACTTCTTTCGTCAACTCAAATTGGTTAACCAAAGCATCTAAGTATTGACTATTTACTAGCTTCACCGCCTCATTGAAATTCAACGGAGTAACGTAGCCACCAACCTTGTCCTTCCCTAAAAGAAAGACAACTTGATTGAATATATCGCCTAAATTAGTCATTATGGGTAAATCTGAATATGAATTTTAGAATCAAGCAACACATTATCTTCGGGCGCTCCACTAACATTATCAAATGTTTGAATACGAATAACCGTTGAACTTTCTACGTAAGCAGTTACTCTTTTAAAAATATTAGTAGTAGCTATTTGAGCAACAACAGTTTCTGACATATTAAAGGGAACAGCAGAAGTCAAGGTGTAGTTACCAATCCCCGTGCGGGCAGCAGTAAAACTCGATCCCGTTTGATTTACCCCCGCAGTCAATACAGGAGCAGAAGTAGCAACTTGACTTATTGTAGCCACATACGCTAATGGTCTAGTTGATAAAAGAGAGGCTACACTTAAATTTAGTGCCGCTATCTGATCGTTTATTTAATTATACCTATGGCTATTTGACTATCAGCAATATCGGTAGTATTAGTTGCAATATCCGCAGTATTCGTAGCAATATCAGAAGTATTCTCAGCAACATCTGCATTAATTTCGGTGATCGAAGTATTTACAAGGCCAAACTGCGTGGTTACATAGGTGTTTAGGTCGGATATAAAATTCAGAATCAAACCTATTTGATTAGTGTTGGTTGTAATATCGGCAGCCAACTCCGCTATTTGGTCATCTATCCCTCCCGTGCCAGTGATTAGATTTTGTAAATCATCTAGCATGACAAATATTGCCGCCACTTCCTCTTGAAGCTCGACTAAAATGTTGTTTTCTTCGGGGTCAATATTGATAACCCAATACAACGCATCATTGTCGCAGCATGAACACTCGCATCCGCTCGCGTCAAGTAAAGACTCAATAGCGTCTACTCTTTCTTGGTATTTATCAAACTCACCACACTTCTTGTATTCAATTGCTTGAACGTAGTTCAATAAGATCGAGTCAACAAAGTATTGGTATGGAGAAAACCCGTTTTTCACCGCAGCACCATGAACTTGAAGTAAGTTCTGAATACATGGCAACAAGCCGCAAAGAGAACCCGAACAGCTTACTTTATACTCGTCAGACAAACTAGCCACATAGGTAATGAGCAAATCTCCATTTGTCAAAGTAATAGTAGACTGCGAAGTAATCGTGTAAGTACCCGTGGCAATAGCCGACAAATTAATTACCCCATCCGTGGAAGTGAAGTTTGGCGTGTTAGTCCATGAAGGGTACATCAAAATTAATTGCCTAGAAACAACCTCTTGATCCCCGTAACTAGTAGTGTCCAAAACCACAATACTTCCGTTCAAACCTCTTTCGCAGTCGGCATTAAAACTAACGCTCAATGTGATCTCCTCGCATCCCGCGTAAGTACCCGAAGCAGCGCCCGTGACTTTGGTAATATCAAATGACACCTTTGAACTAGCAACTGGAGTTTCCGCGTTTACCGTTTGGCTTACAAACAAAATAGAATCAATTGTTGAAAGCCCTACGCTAGTTATTGTTTTTACCCCATTATTTGCTGACAATGAGTTCGATATGGTGATGGAATCACCCGCAGCAAGCACATTGGTCAAGTTTATGTCATCAAGAACAAACCCACCCAAACCTTCGCTATCGGCAATTACCGAACCGCAAGTCACATTGCTAATTGCTGTGCGTACCGAGTAGTCATCTATCGAGTAAACACCATAGGCAATAGCACCATCCGAATCAAGAACGCAATCAAACCACGCGGAAGTAGTAGCTCCCGTTGATAGATTTACAAGCGGATCAACAATGGTCAGTTTTTGAGCCACAATATTACCCGCGAAACGCAGCGTTCCAAGACCCTTTGCGCTCAATGTAGTAAGAGCCACGCCTTGCAAGTCGTAATTGGTTATGTCAACCAAGCGAAACTTCTTGGTAGTCTTGTTTATCTCAATTCGAATGGTGCTTTCCATGTTACAATATCAAATTTAATTTGTTTTCATTATCACTGAAATAAGCAACTGCCTCTAGCAACTGCTCATCTTCTTCCGCAGAACTCAAAGACTTGTCAGCCTTAGTCGAAAATGTACCATCTTTCTTCAAAATGTACAACTTCCCTTCTTCGATCTTTACCTTTCCGTTTTCAATGGCCACCTCTACTACCGCTTGAACGTCAACTTTTGCCGTCTTCCCTTGCTCGGAAATAACCAACAAAACTGAATCAACAATAGACGAAACCTCAGACTTTCTTCCAGTATTGTACTCTGACAACAACAAATCTCTATTAGACAAGGCATCATTAGACGAAGGAACGTCCAACTTGCGTAAAATATCTGAAACCGACACGTCGCTCAATTCAGAAGCAATCGCTGAAACAATACGTGCATTTTCAGCCGCTTTGTTCAATCTGTTCTTCTGCTCTAGTTCTTCCATCACAAAAGAAAACTGAGGCACTGGGCTTTTCTTTGCACACTCCCCATTGGAAATATTGGGATAGAAGAAATACAAGAAATACAATTGGTCGGGATCAGTGATAACAGTACCATGAGCTATCGACAAACCATCTTTCTTACCAAACTTCGCATTGCCCTTTGAGTCAAATTGCGGAGGTGAACTTGAAACAACAATTTCGTTGTTCTTGTATTCAGCGTCATAGTATCGTGCGCGCATTGTAATACGTACACCCGCGTTCGGACGATCAACAACTTTCATGTTGCCACCCGCGCGGCCTACTTTCGCCTTATATGAAAAGCCTTCATTGTTGCGTAAAGCAACGGGCTTTTGCTTGTCGCCAACCTCAAAGAAAGAAGGAAAAACCTGCTTCAATCGGGCTAGCTTACTTTCCTCCATCGGAGTCAGTTCATTGTTTAGGAAAATCATATTTCTCTTTTTTATATGTTTGTAATGTTACACAAAAGTAAAACAAAAAAGGGAGCAATACACTCCCTCTTTTGATTATTTTTAATTCAGACTAGCGGAAAGCGCCAAACTGATTTACAGCAGCAAACTGATAACCGCAATCGGTCAAGCAGTCAACAACCAACTCATCTTTACGAGTCTTGTTGTTGTTAGCCATCGCGCCCGTTTCCCAAATACGCATATAACGATCAAAACCGCCATAGCTATGGTTTTTAACAGTAACGTAAGGAACAAGTACACCCGCACCTTTGTTGTTCTTAACCTCGGTTTTACCCATTGGGATCAAGTACGCCAAATCTTGGAAAGGATTGTTAGTCACTCCCGCGATGTTGTAAGTACGTGGATCGCTCAAGATACCTAGTTTACGGATGAAGAAGTTACGACCACCAATAGTGATCTGATTGAACGCAAATGTAGCTTCCAAACCTTTGATCTTAGTAGCATCACCAAAAGCATACTCGGCATACATTTGAGCAGTTGCGCCCAAGTTAGTGTTAGTTAAGTAGTCTTTGAAGTTTACCTCGATCTCGTCTACACGCTTCTTAGAACCCCAAAAAGTGTAGTTCGTGTTAGCGCCTTGCGTTTCAAGCAAGTCAGTCATAGCATAGAAACTTGTTTCGTCAATGTCAGCACCCGAAGTATCAATGTTTTGACCGCGTTGAGTAATGCTTACGTCCAAACCATCGGTAGTAGACAAACTCAAAGTTTCAACATCAGGGTTATTTTGTTTTGCTCCGAAGATAAACGCACCAGTCATGTACAACAAGTTGCGATACTCCATACCGCGATAGAACTGACCATAAGTACCACCTCTACCACCATTTACGCCTTCAACCGCTTTCAATTCGGTAGACAAGACAGTTCCGCTTGCCAACATAGAAGTACGGATAATTTGCGTATTCCAATTGTAGCTAGTTACACCGCTGAACTGAGCGTTAGGGCCATCAGAACCTTCCGCGCGAGAGTCAGAGTAAACAATGAATTTGTCACCCGCAGTCAACGCTTGGTTAGTGGTAGACAAAGTAGGAACGGCACGAACAACACGTGTTGTTTGGTTAATAGAGTCAATAATGTATTGTGCTTTTGTTGTAGAGTGCATAATCAAATTGCCTACAACAGGGTAAACCAAGCCTGTGGTTGGATCAACCTCAGAAGCGGGAATAACAAAATTGATTGACTGACCTGCTCCAGGAGCAGCCACGTTAGCGTTCACACCAGCATACATGTGGAAACGATCTTCTTCAAACCACTCACCCGTGTTGTTTCCAACAATCTCGTAGCCGTTTGGTTGAGCCAACATTTCCAACATCAAATCTGCGCCTTGTTCACCATAGGGCTTGTATAGTTTTTTAGCCCATAGTGGAGTTACCCAATCCGCAGCAGAGAGGTAACCACTTGTAATTTCACCAGAAGTATTCATTTTATTCTAGATTTTTGTTTTATTAATTGCCCACATCTTTTAGCAACTTGTCAAAGTACGCCTGACTTTCAGACTTCTTCTTTGCCGAGCTGCCTCCCGTAGCGGGTGTTCGGGGGTTGGGTCTACCCAAGGAATCTTCCTTGATTAAATCCTCTTTGGCCTTAGCGTAAACCGATTCGATAAGAGCCTTTTCGTAGTTTGAGCTTCGTACCGCTGCACCCTTCGCAGTCAATTGTACAATCTCATTCAACTTCTTAACTCCCTCTGCCGTGTTTATATTAATGCCTCTATCTACCGCAATGCGGCTTGCCATCGTGATGATCTCTGAAACTTCTTCCTTTGAAAAGGACAAGTCCAAACTATAATCACCAACGGAAAACTTTTGCTTTCCCGACTTCATCAGTTCCTCCACTTTTGGAGTCAGTCCTTGCAATAAATCTTCACGCTGTTTAGCAGTCGCATTAGCTTCTTCGTGTGCAAAGGTATAACGGCCTTTTGTGTCCGCTAAACTTTGTTGAAAAGTGTTAATTTTTGTTAACGCTTGGTTTGCCTCAATAGTAAGTCTTTTGAACGCCAATGAGTTTGTGTCATCCAAGTCAACATCATCTCTAATATCCTTTTCAATATCTATCAAATCTTGATAAGTAATACCGCCACTTAAAATAGTAGGATCACTCAAAATCTTACCTATCACTATCGCTTGAATGGGATCACCCGCGATGCTCTCACGAGTAGCGCCCACAATTCTACCTAAAAGGCCAAAATCCTCAATCTTCAACTGCTCGTAAGCCTTATCTAGCTTTCCGATTGTTTCGTGGCTATACGGGTTCTCAAACTTGGAAAGAACGCTTGCCTTTTCAGTCAACTCAGCCTCTCTCTTTTGAATTTCATTCACCCGCGATTGCATACCCTTGAACTCATTGATCGCGGCAACCACATCATCATCCTTTTCGTACCCTAGTGACTTGTAAAAAGGCTCTTTTGGCTTATTGTCGCTATCAGCAGTCAAATCATCGCTTGAAGTGTCGTTAGTAGATTCGCCACCATCAACTTCTTCGTTTGCGGATTCATCCGTATTGACTACGGGCGCTAGCGTATTATTATTGTCCTCCGCTAACTTAGCGCTCATTTCTTCTTGGGTCATTACACCCTCATTTACCAATTCTTGGTACGGATTATTCTCTGCCATATTTGTGTGTTTTGTGTTTTACTAATCTAACGGATTGCGTATCTGAGTGCCTAGTGTCATTTCAGCCGCGATCTCGGTCTTGATCTGCTCTAGTTCCAAAGCGCCTTTTTGTGCTTGCAACCTCTCTTTCATCGCACCTTCAAGTTCTATCTTCATTTGCAATATTCTCGCTTCGGCTTCGGCCTTGGCATTTATAATTGCAAGTTCATTTTGTGTTGCCGCTTGTGCCGACTGCATCTGAGCCTCGCTATTGCTCTGAATAACCGCTTGCTGCTCGGCCAAATGTTTCGCTTTATTCTCCTCAATAGTCTTGGACATATAAATTGTCGCAAGTTCCAATTGGTCATTATTCAAAAGCATACGAACCATTACCAAGTCAGATTGCGTAAACGGCATAAACCCATCACGACCCGCCTTAGTCAACTCTATACAATCTTGAAGTATTTGAGCCTTCTCAGCCTCAGTTGGACGTGGAGTCATGGTAATGCCTAACTGCTCTAGGGTTAAGCCGTCTATTGACTTAATGCTATCAATAGCAGACTCACCAAACAAATCCTCATAGTAGTCCTCTACTTTGTCGTCATAGCGTATTAAAACACGAGCCTTCATTACCAAAACTTCTGCAAGTCTTTTCTTAAATATCAACTCGCTCTCTACTTCATCAAAAGTCGCGTTTACCGCGCCACCTATCTCTGCATTGATAACACCAACCGCTTTCTCAGCGCTTTGTATGCCTTGACCTGCCAAAACATTAGGTATGCCTAATTCATCAAAAAGCAATGCAATATTGGATTGAATCATAGTCAACCACTCATTCATCTGCTGACCAATACCACCCTCGTTCTCCTCTAGCGGGTTTAACTTTTCCTTTTGACCTTGAAGATTTTTAACCGTCTTGCGAACCTTGATACCCGTTTCTCTATGAATTTTCATAAGAGCAAAAATGTCCAAAGTCTTACCTTGAACAACAATGTTAGCCGTTTCGCCAAGGTCTATATCGTAACCTTTTGGGGCAGCAGCAGCAACGGCAGCGCGTAACTTGTACACGCACATTTGCAAGTCGTCTAGTATTGAAATAGCGCGCTCAGTCATAGAACGACCTTCTAGGTAGTCCCAAACGTAAGAGTACATTACGTTGTTCTTTTTATTACGAAGCTGGTGTTCGCAAAGACCCCAATTATAGCAAAAGTCAGTGCCTACAATAAACGACCCTTCATAAAGAAAATCTTTGTTTACCTCAATGGTTTCGCCATCTTCAAACTTGTTCTCCTTAATACTTCCGTCCTCGTTGTATTTTGCACGAACCGTCTTTTTCTTACCCTCTTTGTTTTTACCCGTGTAGTAAGTAGAGTAGTCAGTAGAAACATACTCCAAATGCAAAACTTCAACTGTGAAATTGTACCATGAAGGAAAAACAAAATATTGGCCAATTCCTTAACTTGTACGGACTCATAAAAACCAATATACAATGGGTTTTCTCCCAAGTTGTCGGGATTCCATTGCATTACTACTTTTTTAGGGTCTACCCATCGGAACATGGCCGCGCCCGTCACGGGGTGACACTCTACCTTTGCAACCTTAAAGCGGTGGTCAATAGTGTTCTTCTGAAACTTTCTACGTAGCTTCTGCCAATCGCTTATATCAAAACCATGCTCAATAATCTTCTCTAAAGTCGATTCAAGTTCTAACTTGAAAAAACCTAACTTATCAGCAAGTTCTAAACTTTGAATGTCTTTGGGTTGAAAATTAGAAGCGGGAACAGGCAACCCCATTTCCTCTCTCAAATCATTGGTAGCCACCGACCTTGTGTAAAGACGCCATTTCTTGTCGGCCTTCTCATTCATGTGGGTTCTATCCAAACGCTTTACCTCTACTCGGTAATCACGCGCGCTAAACATCGACCTAAGAACCGACACTAGCTTCACCATTGGATTGTAAATAGCCCAATTGATATTCACGTAAGACGTAAGACCATCATTGCCACTCATCGTATCTGCGCGGCCATCGGCCACTTGTGCCGAAGATGATCCTAAAAACAATTTCTTGTATATCTCAACAGGTTGGTTGCCATCGCTATATTGCTCCCTTAGAACCATTCGCGGGTTCATAAAAGTACCAATAAAGGCATTTGTCCTAGAAATCTGATCCGCAGCGCGCAATACGCCCAAGCCAAAGTCTTTTTTGGACTTTTCCTCCTTTGAAACATTGTCGTCTGGAAACAAGAACATGCGTTAATTTTTCACAAAATTAGTGAAAATTAACTAAGTTTATCACAATGGGATAAAAAAATGAACCTCAATGTGTTTGTTGCCGCGAGGAGAGAACGTCAAAACACCCTCAATCGCTTCAACTTCCTTTTTAGCCTTGCTCAATTTTGGCTTTCTATTTTCAAGCCTAGCGCGATAATCAACCACGTAACCCGACTCATTGTATCTAAACTCATCGTGCATCAAACCAAACAAGGTTATCCTTGTGGAAACCGAAAACCTTTCGTCATGCAATAAGTCAGTTCTCATTTATTTTAGTGTAATTAAACAACCTAGAATTTAGAATATCATGTAATAACTCCGCTTGATCTTCGGGGTATAAAGTGACTTCTCCCGTGGCCTCCTTGCGTTGAGCAAAGACCTTAGACCATTTTTTATATATCTCTAGTTGGTTCAATGAATTAATTACATAAACCAAATGTAGAAAAAAAATGCCACCAATTAATATTGGCAGCATCTTTTTTTCAAGATTATCCGAAGAAAATCAGCTCACGCGAAAAGCGTTTAGTATCTATCCATTTCGCCAGTGGCGACATTGACGTACATTTCGTAAGTCGCTTCTTTGCCGCCATTTAGTGGCAACAAACGTACTCGGCCTTCAATTGTGCATTGCTTAGTCGGATCGTAGAAAAATGTATGCGTTTCGGGATTGTAGTGAGGCACTTGACCTTCTGCAATAGGAGCATAGTTAATTGTCTTGCCTTGTGGATCATTTTGTGCCTTATGCACTTGAACCACTTGACCCATGTTGCCAATTTGCGACATTGAAGCCATAGTGTCTTCCATTGTGTTTACTCCGTCAAACAAGTGGTCGGGAAGCGGCTGCTCGTTGTACAACACCCATTCCCAACGAAATGATGGCGACCACCACCCGCGAGGCGCGGTATAATTACGGAAAGAATATTCCGCATCCGTCTTTTCGTTGTACAAAAACTCCAAGTCAATGCGGCCACTACCATCTTCATTGGGAAAGAAGGCAAGATCAGCAAATGCCGTACATGGCTCGGTATCACGATCCACATTCACAAATGTACGGGTGTGGTTACTTAGAGTGTAAAACTGCTCCTCAGTAATGAACGGGAACGCTTCAAACTTAGCTTGTGTGCGAATATCAGCACCTTGCGGCACAATACGCATACCTTCAACTTCCGAGAAGCTACCAGTGTTCAAGTAAGTCCACCGACCCGTTACCTTGTCTTTTTTGGCTATTCGCAAAATTTGCGTTTCATCCAAACCTTGAATCCACTTCTCACCCGTTTCACTTACCGAAAGGCGAAGTTCGCTTGACGGCTGAAACGTAGGCGAGTTTCCAATAACGGTATTCAAATACTCAATAAACTGAGGAGTGTATTGACGCTCAGAACGAACAAAAACAAACTCATCTCTCTCTTTGCCTTGATACTCATAAAGCCCACTATGAACCAAGTTATAAAGCAAGTTTACCGCCATATCACGAGTAGCTCCCGTTTGTGGCAACGTCATGTGTTCCAAGTACGGAATGTTTTGTTGCCGAAATCCATTCGAAGTGCGAATAAATAACGCCTTGTTTCGTTTACGAACAGTTGTCGTAACCGCGCTAATAGCCATGCTGTCTTTTAGCAAATCAAAAACGTCTTGCGGCAAATTCAGTGTGTCTGCGGATATTCCGCGAAAGGGTGTGTGTTCCATTAATTTATAATTTTCGAATCAATATGCTCAATCGCTCTTAAAACCAAAACAAAGATAGCCAAAATACCCATAACGACAAACGGAAAACACCCAGCAAAAAACAAGCAAACCCACGGCAAATAGTACAACAATAATATGTTCCACTTCTCCCATGACAAGTAAGATAGCCCGTTCTTTTTCTTTCTATCCGCCACCTTATCAGCGGGTGAAAACTCAATCACCACAGCGTGAATTAAAAAGTAAACGATTAAAACATCAAGTTGAATTATGGGTCTAATGTATTTCATTCCGCAAAGGTATTAAAACAAATCTTGGTATTCATCCGATGGGTGATCGCTTTTTAATTGACCAAATGCGTTTGTCAAAAAATCAGAGTTAGGCGTTAAGGCAGCTGGCAGTGGAGCAGAAAATTCAATATCTACTTGCTTATTTTGCCCATCAAAAATTTCTTGAATAGGGTCTATTAAAACACCATTGCGCTCAATAAAAAATCGCTTCCTCATGTAATTATACCTTAAATTGACGTTTCCAATCTTACCAACACTCTCTTGATCCTTTATTTTCCTTGTGGTAAGCGAACACTCGCTGTTTCCGTCATTTGAAAATGGTCGGTAATACACCAAAATGTTGTCCGACTTATTTCCCCACATTGCACCATCGGCAATAGAATACATGTCGGGTATTGGGTAGTTCCCCGAAGCATCCTTACTTGTTGGGTGAGGACTTCTAGGATGAGCCACAATATGAACGTGAATATTATTGGTTTTGGCAAATGTTTTTATATCCGACAAAAACGTTTCAAGGTACTTGTCTGATCTACCACCCGTATCTCGGTAGTTATTGGCTAGTTGATTAAACGGGTCAATGACAACCGTTGAAACGTTATGAAGCATAATAGCACGTAAAAACAACCCTTTTATGTACGTTGGTGTAGGGCTAACAACCTTAGAATCAATGTATAAAAAATGATCTCCTATGAATTTCTTGGCTTTTTCATAATTAGGAACACTCAATCTACCATGCGCCTTGGGGATATATTGGCCGCAATAAATACCAATCATATCCCTAAAAAACTTTTCGGGAGATTCTTCGGGATCAAATATTGCAACACGTTCACCATATTTCAATGCCCTCATAAAGTAATACCATTTTGCAAATGCCGACTTCCCGTGATTTGCATAACCTGTTATTACAGTTAGTTCCGTTCGGTTCATCTTAAACAATTCATCTATTTCGGGAACTCCAATGCCCAAAATGTTTGGGATTCCATTGTAATAGCTTTCATCTACAACGGTTTCTATATCGCTCAAATGAACAATATCTCGCTGCATCATTTCTTCCTCCTCAGAAGATAGGTTCTCTAAAACAACCTCTTTTTTAGTCGTAATATCGTTTACCCGATCATTTTTGAACTCAGCACTACCGAACACGTTTCCTTTGTACGCGCTTTCTACTGCTTTGTCACATTCCTTTATTGAAAAAGTACCCGTAGCATAACCACGGCACATACTCAAAACATAACCTTGTTCTATTCCTAGTCGGCAACAAGCACTTGCTAGCTTGTAGATATAACTATTCCTTTCGCCAGTGCGAAAACCATCACCTCGGCTTGACAACCATGTTACTATTTTCTGAAAGTGACTATCCTCACTATTGAGTTTACCCACCGCTTGTTGATGAGGACTAACAAACACCTCGGTAAACACACTTGCTTTGTCGTTTATGTAAATTTCGGGATCATAACTCTCAAAACATAATCGACTAGGGTTCACCCCCGTTCTATCCACTAAAGGCCAACGCTCTGGAATAGCCCTAAAATGATCTCGGTGCTTATCGGGATCACTCACTTTTACGAGAACCTTTAATCCATTGCCGCTTGGACTTATCCAAACCGCATACGAATACTCCCAACTAGACAATTCAACCTTCTTTTCTTGCAAGTTGTCTAATTTGTCAAAATCAAGCACTATAAAGCCGCTTTTTACAATTTGGTTGCCATCAGACCGAGTGGGGTGAAATATGCCGCTAAAAGTCACCGCAGGTAGTTTCTTTTTGATTTCATCGGCCTCTAGTTGATCCTTACAACCTCTGAGTTGAGTTATTCGGTCTTTGCTCTTTCCGTTTTTTATACGAGCAAGGGCATCAACAAGTTCTATTTGATAACCAGTATTGGATAAAACTCCGTTATAAATTGATATTTTCATGTTAATTGATCGGGGGTAAAGTTTGCGATTGTCTTTTTCGGTTCTGATTGCTTTGTGCTTGTGTAGTAGTGGCGATCCCACATTTGTTCTTTAACGTACCTCGATAGCATGGGAAGTTCGGGAGTAAACTTTTGTTCTTCTCTTTGCGCTTTACGTTGTTCGTTTTGATCTTTCAGTTTATCAAGCAAGGTCGGCACAACCTCATGCCATGTTTTTGGGTGACGCTTTTTTAGATTTTCAAATTCCTTATCCAAACCCATAACGCTTCCGTTTGATTTTCGGTACTCCACTCGGAACGCTTCAAACGTTTCTTTCAACTCATCGTGTCGCTCTTTTGAAACTCCTATGCGTGCATAGGGCGCACTTACTATTTGTTCTCGTACATTTTCTTTACATACACCCATTGAAGAACCAATAGTATTGCCTTGTATGCTCTCATTGTTGGACAAGCTCATATCGCTTTCAGCGATACTCCCTTGCGAAAGCGAATTGTCGAAATCCGAATTTTGACAAATATCTTTATTATTACTTTTAATATGAACTTTATTGTATGCGAAATTCGCACCCCCCCCATGCGAATCTCGCACCCCCCCATGCGAAATTCGCACCCCCTCTGATGGGGATAAATATTTATTCAAAAGGGCATCATCGTACTCTTTATTGATCTTTTTTATTTTCGAAAAAAAGTCAGAACTAGCAAGTTGCAATTGTCCGTAAGAGTCAGTCATAATAAAAGTTACGTCCTCCATTTCACGTATTTCATAGATAAATTCGGTACAACGAACCCTTGAATCTGAAATACCAATATCTTCGGGATATTCAATATATCCTTTATTGTAAAGTGCATTCATAACCTCTTGAACAGACCTAACTGGTATGTCTAAGTAGTCTGCTGTATTTTTGCGCGACTTAATGCACCATCCGTTAGTCTTTGAGTTCCAAGACAACCTAGTTATCTCGCATAAAACCGCCATTTCCTTTAGGGAGAGCTGCAATGCTTTCCGTAACACATGGTTTCCTGCTGAAAAATGATTTATCATCTTAATTTACCATTTTAGTTACTACTTCGTTGATTTCGGTGTCCGAAGCACCATAATGATCGGACAATGTTTCTTGATCCACCCCGCCTTGCGTATGGATAATGTACGCGATTCCAATTTCGCGCAATGTCATTTTGCTTGTATTAAACATGATTTTTTGAATAAAAAAAGCCTCGCGTCTCTACTCGCAAGGCTAATTATAAAAGATTTTTATCTTTCGTTCGGCCACTTTTAAAGGTAGAGAATCATTAAAAGTGGACGAACTATACAATGCAAATCTAATCAAAAAAAACGTATACTAATAAAAGTTAAAACGCCTTATCCCTCCTTGTGAGTTCTTCGATAAACGCTTCCTTCAACTTGCCATAAGCAGCCCAACCCCCAAAGTTCTCCAGCATCCAAGCCATAAACTGAGTTTGTAGCTTCACAATAGGAACGTCTTTGTGTTTGCCAAAAGGCATAACCATACCTACTTGCAACCCTTTGGTAACAACGTCAGACTCATTTATCCCTAGTTCTTCAAGTGGAACGGAACTTAGTTTGGTATTACCCGACCAAACCTCCCAAACATTGCCAAATCGCTGCTCAATAACCAAATCTTCGATCTTGCCAAACTTCTTCGTTACACCCACAAAGTCAGAAATAACACACTTCTCCTTTTTTTCGTGAATACGTGTACCCCTACCAATAGCTTGATATAACCACGCAAGCGACATAGTTGGCCTTGCTAGAACAATCTCGTCTATTTCGGGGTAATCAAATCCAACTGAAAGCACGTTTACGTTTATCACTACTCGGCATTTTCCGTTTCTAAAGTTAGCTATAACCCAGTCCCGTTCTTTCTTGGGAAGATCGCCATGAACCACCATTGATCCCTTTATCTGCTCAGACATTTCATAGGCAGAGGTAATTGTTGGCACAAACACTAGGATATGCTTGCTAGGTGTTTTTTTAAGATGCTTTCTGATTTTACCCGCGAGGTCATTAGCCTTAAACGCATCGGCAACGGACTTATCGGTGTATTCAGCCCCCGTAGAATTTACTCGCAGCAACGTAGAAACAAAGTCATAGTGATTGTAAACAAGTGGCGACCAACGCTTTGCGCTTATTATCTCGTGAATTTGGCAGCAATAAATAATATCTTTGAAATAACCACACCCTTTTTTGTTAGAAGTGAGCATATTGAGTTGCGAGTACCTTTCCTCAGACAAAAAAGAGGAGTAGTTGCCAAGCCGAAACGGAGTAGCGGTCAGTCCAATGACCTTTTTCACCCCTAGTTCGCGGATAAAACCACCAAACATAGCCGTGCTATCAACTGGACTCAAATGTACCTCATCAACTATCACGCATTTTACCCCGCTTTGCTTAAATGTAGCAGCCAACTGCTTAATAGAACCAATAGTGGCATAGGTAATATCACCGATCTCTTTTACCCCCATAGAAGCAGAGAAGATACTTGCCTCCCCACCTAAAGCAATTAGCTTTGAGTAGTTTTGTTCAAGCAGTTCTTTCGATGGCTGAATAACAAGGACTTTCCCTATTCGCCTAGCAAGTTCAGAAATGATAATGGACTTGCCGTAAGCGGTAGGGGCTACCATGATAACGGGCTTGTCGTCCTTTTTGTGCGTTGAGTTGAAGTATTCCATTCCTTTTTGAATGGCCACCTCTTGCATTGGAAATAATTTGATTGACATAGTGTTTGTGTTGTGCGTACAAAACTAAGTAAACGCTTGAATTTCAAATTGCCAAAAGGTGTTAAATAGGTTGCAGCGATGTATTATCACATTACATTTGTCACTCAAAGTTATAGTCAAATCCATATTAATTAAAACAATTCCAAACAATGGGACTAGAAAATGGTGGAGGTAGCCAAAGAAATTACCTATCAATTAGCGATGGTAAAATCGCAAAGAGCGTTCAAGAAGGTACGCCAAACGCTGTAAAGAAAACAAACAAGGAAGGGACAAAGACGTTCTACGAACTTCATTACCCTGCGGTATCGGGATTTATCCGCGATGCACGTAAGCGCCCAACCGATTGGGGTGACAAACTCCAAATCGACATTGAGGACAATGGAGTGTTGTATTCACTTGAAATGCCGTGGTCAAGTCGCTATTCAAGCGGGTTCTTCACTTGTATTCCAAGAGTTCTTTGAAAACCTTATGGTAAATACCTTGATCCCACGTATTAACGCAGCGGCACAAGGTGTAAAACCAACGAGCGAGAAGCCGTCGGCTTACGTTCCACCAAGCAGCCCCGAATCTTCTGACACGGAAGATGAGTTGTTATTTTAATCACACACAAACACAAAAACGGGGGAATAATTCCCCCTTTTTACACTTTTCCTAATGAATACCACCTACCCACACGTTAAATGTGAAATAATCAAGGCCTTCGACAAAGACCCCGAAGAACAAAATCTTATTATAAGCGCCCCTAAAAAGTTCTCAATCGTAAAGGTGACAACCGAAGATTCAGAGTTCGCGGGAAATAGCTTTATCATCCATACCGCCAAGATCATCAAGAAAGACGACCAAAACATTGTCAATGAAAACGACCTTCTTGCCCAGTACGGAGTATAAAGACTACCTCAAAGAATGTAGAAAATACGTCCTTGCCCTTGGTGAAAAGCAGTTTCCTATCGACAAAATCGGCTCTTTAATTGGTAAAGAAAACGCCCAAAACCTTAAATTTGCATCGGGAATAGTCAATCTATCTTTGCTGCAAGACGTTTTAGATAACTGTTCGGAGCGAAAAGTAGAAACGGGATTTAAGTACGAGAACAAAAAAGGGGTGGTAAAGCAGCGAGTTTCAGCTCAGATTTACGCTAAAGTAGTGGCCTTAAACTACGAGATCAGAATGAGCGACATGAGGATTAAGAAGAAAACCTTGTGGGAACTACCCGAAATTGTTGAACTTTTACCCGACTTAAAAGAGAGAAAGAAGCACGTTGGAAGATTTGTGGGCGCAAAATGCGAGGGAGTAATCAATTATGAAATCTATTTACAAATAAAATCATGCGTAATAAAATACTTATCGGTTCACTGGCCTTCGTTTTAATCGTGGCGCTATCTATACTTCACGTTTCCCATATACGGGGTAAAAACATCGAAGAAAGATTGAAGTACGAGAGCGAGGTTGCGGGGCTAAAAAAAGAAATTGAAACCCTAAACGCCAAGGAGCGAACAAAAGATTTGCTTATTGATAGCATCCCTTTATGGAGAAAGCAAGACCAAGAGGCCTTAATTCGTGAATTAGAGGACATTCAAGACAACATTGACTACTACTCGGACGTTAAGACGGCTTCACCGAGAAAGGTCGATAAAATGTACGACAAAGCCATTAAAGAACTTGTTGCTAAATACAAAAACGGAGGATTACAACCATGAAAAATTTACTATTACCACTTTTATTGCTTTTTTTTTGTCCAATAGTCGGACTTACCCAAACCGAAGAAGAAAAGCGCGCCATCATGGCGGCTAAAAACAAGATTGAAGCTGATAGCGTTTCCCTATACTCCCGTAGTTCTCGAATCGCTGAGCAACGCAGACAAATGGAAGTCCTTGAAGGAGCATTAAGGGACGTTCACCGCACACTAGAAGTGTATGAGGTACTTGATAGCACCCGCGTTGGGCAAATACAAAGAGAGATTGATCTTCGCGTTAGTGCCGAGCAAAAAGCAAAAGAGGCTTTAGAAGCCGCGGATGAAGAAAAGAAAAAGAAAAAGACATGGCGTAAAGTATCAGTAGGATTAGCCATTGGGCTTGCTATTGAAACACTAATACTCTTTTTATAATGGACTTTAGCAGAATAAAATACCGAGTAGACCTACTCCCCGAAACAACAAAATGTATAGACGAGTTCCCCGATCTAGGCGACTTCGCTCACATATTCGATAGCGAAGAAGACTTGCCCAAAGACCAAAACGGAGTTGCACTTGTGGACAACGACAAAGCACTTCGGTACTTGATCTATATGTACGCCCCCAACTCTCCTTTACCGCTTCAAATCCCCGACCTTAATAAAAGAAAGCAATGGGCGCTAAAAGCAGTAAACGTAGAGGCTATGGATGAATCGGGAGAGGTCAACGATGGATGGAAGCAACTTTGCCTTTTATCCGAGGACTGGGCGGCTAAACGCTTTGTTTCCTTTTGCCTTATCCACGACAACGGCCACAAGCTAGTTGCTGAAACCAATTTGGCTGTAATGGCAAACGTAGCACAACGACTTTTAACGGGTTCTAGCACCGAGAAAGCGGCTGACTTAAAGAACCTTCGTGAGGAGTTGACAAAGGCGCAAGAAGCGTATCAAGAAGCCCTAGAAAAGTTACTTATGAATGAGGCCGCGGCTAAAAACTTCGAGTATGTAAGGTTTACGATCAACGCTCAAAACGCGGGTATAAGAATGG